GTCAACGTCGCCGGTGACACGATGACCGGGGAGCTGATCCTCCCCGGCGACCCGACCACCGGCCTGGCCGCCGCCACCAAGGGCTACGCCGACAGCAAGGTCGCCAAGGCCCTCACCCTGGTCACCGACTGGAACCAGGCCACCACCTCCGGCTTCTACCAGTCCGCGCCGGGCGCAGCGAACAGGCCATCCACCGCCTACGACGGCCACTGGTACGGCTGGGTCGTCGCCCACGACGGCACGTGGATCACCCAGTACGCGGTGCCGTTCGCCGCCGAAGGCATGGACAGCGGGGCGCTGATGTGCCGCGCCCGCACCGCAGCCGGGTGGGGCACCTGGTACCGGGTCGGCAACTACGTGTACTCGTGGGGCAACCTGGACAACTTCATCTGGCACAAGCACGGCGGCTCCAACCACTCGGGCACCGCCGGCACCAACCGGGCCGCCTCCGGGGTGAAGAAAGCCGGCACCACCCCGTCGGATGCCGACGAGTGGCGGGTGCAAACCTACGACACCGCAGGTGTCTACCGGGCGTCCCCGATCCGCGTCAACATCGGCACCGGGCAGGTCACCTACGCCACCCCCGCCTACCTGCAGGCCTCAGCCCGCGGCGCGACCACCGTCCCCGCCGAGGGCGCCGCCACCGTCGCCGACGTGGTCCGCATCACCCTCGACCTGCTCACCCACCTCGGAATCATCACCCCCGACCAGGCCCGCGCCGACACCACCACCGCGGTCCTCACCGCCCTCGGCGTCACCACCACACCCCCACCCGCACCCCCCCTGCAGGAGCGCTGATGCCCAACCTGAACATCGAACCCACCCGGGTCGACATCCGGGCGTACGCCGGCGACACGATCAGCCTGCGGGTCACGTTCCCCGCCGACCTGCAGCCTGGCACCCGGCAGTGGACGGCGCAGGTCCGCGCCACCCGCACCGACCCGGCCACCCTCGCCACGTTCACCGTCACCGCCGGCGCCACCGCCGGCGACCCGGTCACCCTCATCCTGCCCGCCGCCACCACCGCCGCCCTGTGCCCCGGCGAGTCATGGCAGGGCGTATGGGACGCCCAGCTCGCGCCCGCCGGCGGCGGGGACCCCACCCAGACAGTCGCCCACGGCGACCTGCACCTGCTCAAGGACGTGACCCGATGACCGGCGTGGACGTGACAGTCGACTACCCGATCATCGAGGTGAACGTCGTCGGGATGCCCGGTGCGAAGGGCGATCAGGGACCTGTCGGGGAGATGGGGATGCCCGGTCCGAAGGGCGATCAGGGACCTGTCGGTGAGGTGTCGAACGCGCAGCTGAACACCGCCCTCGCGCTGAAGGTCGACAAGGCCGGCGGCACGATCACCGGCGCACTGTCTGTGGGCGCAGAGTCCCCAGCCGCGCCGCAGGGCCCCGAACTGGGTTCGGGCAGTGGCCTTACGCAGACTGTTACCACGATCGTCGGCCAGACGTACCAGGTCGGCGGCGCTGGGGTAACCGCGATCACGGCGGATGGCGCCCCGCTGGTGGTGTCGGGCGGCTGGTCATCGTTCGTGGCCACAGCAACCAGCCACACCCTGGTGGGTACCGGCGGCGCAGCGCTGTCGGTGAAGCAGATCACGGGCACGGTTCCATCACTGTTCACGGTTGGCGGCGCGTTGGAGGCCCGTCGACGCTCCTCCAACAACGCGTTCGGGTACACCGCCCAGTACGCGTTGACGACCGGCTCCTCCAACAACGCGTTCGGGTACGCCGCCCAGCGCGCGTTGACGACCGGCTCCTACAACAACGCGTTCGGGCACGCCGCCCAGTACGAGTTGACGACCGGCTCCTCCAACAACGCGTTCGGGTACGCCGCCCAGTGCTCGTTGACGACCGGCTCCTACAACAGCGCGTTCGGGTACACCGCCCAGTACGCGTTGACGACCGGCTCCTCCAACAACGCGTTCGGGTACGCCGCCCAGCGCGCGTTGACGACCGGCTCCTACAACAGCGCGCTCGGGCACGCCGCCCAGTACCACGCATCGCAGAACCCGGCGGTGAACGGAACCACAGCGATCGGCGCCGACAGCACAGGCGAAGGTGCCTACACCACCGAGGACAACACCATCGTGCTGGGCACCCCCCGGCACAGGGTCATCATGCGAGGGCCGGGGAAGGGCATCGAGATGGTCGCCCCCAACGGCAGCCGGTGGAACATCACCGTCGCCAACGGCGGCACCCTGCAGGTGGCCGCAGCATGACCCGCGACACGCTGCAATGGCTGCACTGGCTGGTCAGCGCCCAGCAGATCAACGTCGCCGCACCCGACGCGGCCCACCAGCTCGCCGCAGCCCGGCAGGCACTGGCCGAGATCGAAACCGCACTCACCGAGGAGCAACCATGACGTACCTGACCATCAGCCGGATCGCAGCAGACCCTGCGCTGACGCTGCGGGTCACCGCCTGCGCCGCGCAGGAAGGCGAACCTGACCCGGCAGGGTGGGCGTTCACCCACCGGTACAACTGGGCTGCGGCACCGGGCTGGGATGCTGCGTGGGAATCCGCGCTGGCATCCCACGACGCCGACCCTGGCGCGAACGAGGCTGTCATCACCGATGCGATGATCCTCGCCCACGTGCAGGCACTTAGGAACACTGGTGGCTGACCTGCCGCTGGCCAGGGGCCAGAACCGCACGTTCGGCATCCTCGCCGGTGGGCTGCACCAGGTCACCACCATGCTCACCTACAGCTCGGGCAAGGTGCATGGCGGCATAGACATCGGCTGCCCGATCGGCACCGACCTGTACGCCCCGTTCGACGGCACCATCGTCGACCTCGTGGACGGGGTGCCGAACAACCGGCCCGGGGAGCGCATCTACTCCGGCAAGCCGTCCAACTGGATCCTGCTCAAGAGCAAGATCAGGACCAACGACAACAAGATGCAGGACGCCACCATCTTCCTGCAGCACCTGTCCCCCGGGCTGGCCGTGCGGAAGGGCCAGCAGGTGAAGGCCGGGCAGTACCTCGCCGACACCGGCAACTCGGGGAACAGCTCAGGCCCGCACCTGCACGCCGGCGCCCAATGGGTGCGCACCGGCCGCGGCCACGGCGCCGCCACCCGCTACGACCACATCAGCATGCCCGACTTGCGCATCTGGCCGCCCGACCGGTTCGTCCTGCCCGGCCAACCCAGACCCGGCCGGGCAGCACCCGCACCAGTGAAGGAGCAGGCCGTGGCCGCACCATGGTTCAAGTACTCCGGGAAACCCTCGGGCACCCTGCACCTGCGGCCCGACACGTACACCCGGCTGGACGCCGGCATCCCCGCCCCGCCCCGCTCCGGGCTGGAGATGCGCATGTGCTACCTGAACGTCGCGCCGGCGTGGAAACTGCCGAAGAACGATCCCATGTACTGGTACCAGACCGCGGCGATCCGCGTCCGGTGGACCAGGAGCGGGGCGACCCCCGACCCGACCGCGTACCAGACGTTCGCCGTGACCCCGTGGGAGGACTTCCTCATCACCCACACCCACTGGGAGCAGGGCGAAGCCAACCGCGGCGGGCACTGGGATGTCCGCATCCGCGGCATGATCACCTCCGCCACGATCGGGACCAGGTACGCGAAAGGGGCCCTGCTGTGACCGGGCGCACCAGCCTCAACCATTCCGCGATCAAGGCACTGGCGTTGATCATCGTCACCGCTGTCGCGGGGATCATCCTCCTGTCGTTCTGGGGGTTGACGCTGCGGTTCGGGATGTTCGGCGCGGAACAGGCCGAAAACGGCAACACCGTCGCCGACGAGGCCCTGTCGATCCTCGGGAACATTGCTGCAGCCTCGGTCGGGGGCCTGGTCGGCTGGCTGACCCGCGACTACATCGAGGCCCGCACCGAACAGGCAGCAGCCCCGGAACCCGAACCTGTCCCTGAACCCGAACCTGTCCCTGAACCGGTCGAGCAGCGCATCCCCGACCCGACCCCCCAGGATTTGGCTGAGGAGACGATCGACCTGCCCGGCCCCGTCGAGGACACGTCCGGGTTCCCCGAGGACGACTGATGCTCGGCCGCGCTATCGGCTGGGCCCTGTTCATCGCGATCTGGCCGGTCGTGAAAGCAGCCACCTGGTGGGACGACAGGCTGATCCGCAAGTATCGGGACGTGGAGGAGGAGGTCCGCCGTGACTGACGCGGAGCTGTGGTGGGAGTCCCTGTCGCTGGTGCTGATGCTGCTCGGCGGTGTGACGTTCACCCTGATGAGCGTCCTCGCCGCGCGGTGGAAGGCCAGGCGCTGGATGGAGCTCGTCGGCCTGCTCGCCGTGGTCGCGGTGATCACCGGTGCGGTGATCCTCGCGATCGTCACGGTGGTGACGTGGTGACCCATGTGTAGGGCGGTCCGCTGCCGGGAATGCGGCCGGGTGACGTGGGCCGGGTGCGGCCGGCATGCCGACGCTGTTCTCGCCGGTCTGGCACCACACCAGGTGTGCCGCTGCCCCGGTAGGTCACCACCAGCCCAGGGCCCGGCACTGCCGCTCAGCAGCCTCAACCAGCCCACTGGCGCGCCGTCCCGAGATGTCATGCTCGGCCATCAGGTAGCTGCGGGTTGCGTCCGCGCCGCGGTTCCGCACCGACACGCACACCTGCCCCGCGACACCTGCGACAGCCTCGTCGGTGGTGCCGAAGTCGAACGACTCGGCCCGGTACACCTTGACGAACCGTTCCGCGGCGTCCAGGCACTCGGCGCCGGTGCCGACTTCGCTGCTCAGGCAGGCCCTGTCGATGCTCCCGCCCGGCTCGGGCGCATCCTCGTCGTCGACGTCCTCGTCGCTGGTGGTGGGGACGGTGGGCACGGCCGCGTTCGGCTGCGCGACCGTCGCCGCTGGCTGCGGCTGCGTGTCCCCGCCGGTCACCTGCCCGGCGACGGCAAGGCCGACGGTCCACAGCAGGCCCACCGCGAGTGCGACCATCGCGGCCTTGCGCGGCCTGCGGCTCGGGCGCGGAGTGTGCGGCACCCACCTGCCGTCCTCGGTGAGGATGTGGCCGTTGGCGACGTCGCCGGGCCTCCACGCACGGGTATCCTGATCTTCAGCCATGTTGATCACCTTCCCTGATCTGTGGTGTGCCCCTGCCGGATGGCCGTCCGGTGGGGGCGTTCTGCTGCTCAGCCCTTGCCGAGCATGCGCCGCACGGTCACCCTCGTGACCCCGGCGGTTTCTGCGATGCGGTGCTCGCTGATCCCGGCGTCGTGTGCGCTGCGCACGGCTGCGGCCAGGTGGGCGCTGGCCCGTGTGGCCGTGTCGCGTGCGGCGCGGAACTGGGCGCCTCGTTCCGCCAGCCGTACCAGCGCCACATCCGAACCCTGCATGACTACCAGTATACCGGACGTGGGTGGGTGGTTCACGACACGCCGGGGCCCTCACGTGCCCTGCCATCCCCACGTGCTAGCGTGACACCCGTACACGAAACAGCACGGATGCGTAGGACGTGACGCAACCCGTTGACATTCCAGTAATGTGCATTATCGGTCAACGTCAACGGACCGGTGTCACGTGCCACATCCGCACCGAGCGGGAAGGCACCACACATGCTCACCATCGAAACGCGACCCAGGGACATCCCCACCGACGACGAAGTCGCAGCCATCGTCGCGAAGATCCAGTACTGGCGGGCCGTCGACCCGCACCAGCGCACCGCGCTGCGCGTCGCCGTCGCATCCCTACCGCTGCTCGACGCCCCCACCACACCCCCAGTCGTCGACCAGCCGCGGCACTGGCGGGTCGCCGAGGTCGCGCAGCTGCTGCGCATGTCCACCACCACCGTGCGAGCCATGCTCGCCGACGGCAGGCTGACCGGGTACCGGCTGTCGGACAGCCCCCGCGCCGAGTGGCGGGTCCGGGACGCTGACCTGCAGGCGTTCGTGAAGGCCGCGGCGCAGTGACCCGCCACGCGCACGATCCGCGCCGCCCCCGGGTCCGCGGCAACCTGCCCAACGGCCCCGCCATCCCGCAGGGCAGCAAGCCCGCCGTCCTGTGCGACAGGTGCGGCGCGTGGCCGGCGCTGCACCGTGACCTCGACATCCACCCGCTGTGCGAGACGTGCTGGGAGCAGCTGCCGTGAACCGTGATGACCTGCGCAAGTCCGCCCAGTACCAGCTGATGACGTCGATCACGTCCGGGAACGGCACCCCGAAGACGTGGGCGCACGATGTGGCCGACCGTGTCTTGGATGAGCAGGCGGCGATGTTCGAGGTGGCGTTCCTCACGGCGCGCGGCGTGACACCGGTGGTGCCCGGCGCGGTCGGGTTCACCCGCGCGCATGCGGTCGCGTTCGCCGAGGCGCTCGGGATCGAGGTCCCCTCATGAACGGGCATGACCTGGTGATGATGGCCGTCGGCATGGGCCTGCTGATGGGTGTGTCGCTGCTGATCGTCGGTGCGCTGGTGTGGGTGGAGGAACGGGAGCATCGCCGCGACATGCAGCAGGCACGCGGCCGGCGCCCGGCCCGCGACATCGGCCAGTCATGTGACCTGTGCGGGCGCAGCATCCTCGACGGCCCCACCCACTACAGCCTGTTCCACAACCCGCGGCGGCCCCTCAGTGCGGAGGACACGCTGCCCGAGGGGTGGAGGGCCGATGACTGGGATGTGTGAGCCGCAGATGTGCTGGAACTGCGAGAAGGGGTTCCACGAACACTGCCACGGCATGTCGTACCGGTGGCATCCCACCGGCCGGACCGTCCAGGGCATGCCCGAGTACGTCCAGTCGCAGGCCGAATGCGGCTGCGACCTGTGCAAGGAGACGAAGCTGTGGTGACCGTGGATGGCAGCGCGGCCCGCGGGCTGCCCGGGACACGCCGATGAGCAGGCATGGGACGACCACCGCATACGTGCAGGACAAGTGCCGCTGCGACACGTGCAGCGCCGCGCACTACCGCTACCAGAAGGCGTACCGGCTGCGCCGGGCGCGGGGCGAACCGTGCCTCGTCGACGTCGGCCCTGCGCGGGCGCACGTGGCTGCGCTCCGCGAAGCGGGCATGAGCATGTGGGCGATCACCCTGGCCGCCGGCTGGCAGTCCCGCAACGCCCTGTACACGATGCTCGGCCATCCGCGGATCACGACCCGCACCGAGGCGCGGATCCTCGCGGTCCGCCCCCACATGGAACGCCGCGACGACGCGTACGTGGACGCCGGGCCGACAGCGGAACGGCTGCGGGACCTGGCGCTGCTCGGGTGGACGCTGCGTGGCCTGTCCGACGAGCTCGACATGGACACGGACACATGCAGGCGGATCGTGTCGGGTGAGCGGTTGAAGGTCCGCCGGCGCACCGCCCTCGCGGTGCTGAAGGTGTGGGCCGCGCGGGGCGGCACCCCCGGCCCATCCGAGCGGACCAGGGCGTGGGCGGCCCGGCAGCCGTGAGCCCAGGACGACAGCTACGACGGTTGCGCGCGGTGCGACGACGTGCAATGGCTGCGCGAGTGCGGTGAGGGCCATGCGGCGATCAGCGAACGGCTCGGGGTGTCGTGGCCGACGCTGCAGAAGCACCTGTACCGGCACGGCCGGGGCGACCTGGTGGCGGAGCCGGCGTGAGGGTGTTCCGCTGCCCCCGCTGCGGGCATCCACGGATCACCGCCAGATGCCCGACCTGCGAACTGTTCGAACGAGAGAAGGAGACGCTGTGAGTCAGGATGAGATGCTGGTGCGGGTGGCGCGGGCGCAGGCCATCGCCCGGGAAGAGGCTCTAGTGGAGGTCCAGTCGGCCCTGGAGCTGCTGGCCCGGGCGATGCGGGCCATGGGCTGGGACCAGGCCGACGGGGTCGAACTGGCAGCCCAATGGGTGAAGTCCGTCGCGGAGGCGGAGCAGTGACGGGCGCCCGGGCGCGGGCGCTGGCGCTGCTCGCCGCCGTCGCAGACCACTGCTCGGCCGAGCTGCGCATCCTCGAGCAGGACCTGGACTTCGGCCTGCACTGGGACGGCGGGGACCTGGTCGCCGTCGCCCACGCCGTGGAGGGCCTGACCGGGCTGCTGAACAACCACCCGACCCTGGCCGAGTACGTCGAGCATGTCGCGGCGCGCATGGCGGAGGCCCTCGACCTGGTGGAGGCCGACCGGTGAGCGGGCATCGGGGGCTGTGCCCCCGCGGGCAGGACCTGGCCATGTACCCGCGGATGGACCTGGACGAGCTCGGCCCGTGCCTGTGCCCCCTGATCGACGCTGTCGAGGCGCTGGTGCTGGAGCGGATCGCCCAGGACATGGAGCAGGTCCGCTGGTACGAGCTGGAGATGCAGGACGTCGACGAGCCCGGCCAGTACTTCGCCAGCATCGTCCGGAGGGGTGACCGGGATGGGTAGGTGTGGCGGGTGCCGCGACCTCGGCGCCCACATCCGCTGGTGCCCCGAGGTGGTCGGCCCCACAGCGGCCCGGCTCGGCGACCTGGCAGACCAGGCCGAGGATGTGGCCGACCGGGTCGGCCCGCTGTGGCCCGACACCGCCAACTGGCTGTACACGTTCGCCGCGCGGGCCCGGGCCAAGGCCCAACTGGCCGCGGAGCAGTGGCGGGCGGGGCGCACCGATGGGTAGGTCCAGGGCGAAGGGCACCGCGTGGGAAACCGCGATCGTCACCTACCTGCAAACCCGCGGCTGGCCCACCGCGGAACGCCGCGCACTAGCAGGCCGCAACGACCGGGGCGACATCGCCGGTGTCGTCGGCGTGTGCATCGAAGCGAAAAGCGCCGCACGCCTCGAACTGGCCGTGTGGGCCGACCAGACCCGCGCAGAAACCATCAACGCCGCCGCCCGCGTCGGGGCCGTGTGGATCAGGCGCCGCGGCAAACCCAACCCAGCCGACGGCTACGTCCTCCTCGACGGGCACACCTTCACCGAACTACTGAAAGAAGCCGGATACCAATGACAGCTGTCATCGTCCATACGAGGATGCGCCGCGACCGGTGGCTGCGGCGCCGACGCCGCGGCCTGACCGCGACCGGGGTGCCAGCCGTGCTCGGAGCGTCCCCGTGGCGCACCCCCCTCACCGTGTGGCTGGAGAAAACCCAACCCGACACGCCCGACACAGGGCAGGGCGACGGGTATGCGATGGCACGCGGGCGCACCCTCGAAGGGTTCCTCGCCGACCGGTACCGGCAGCAGCACCCCGACTGCATCGTGGAACGCCCCCCGGCGCTGCTCGCCCACCCAGACATGCCATGGCTGCTCGCATCCCTGGACCGGCTCGCCCACTACCCCGACCGGACCGTCATCCTCGAGATGAAAACCACCTCCCGCTGGGACGGCTGGGTCGGCGGCACCCTGCCCGACCATGTGGCCGTGCAGGTCCTCACCCAACTGGCGGTCACCGGGCTGCCGGAGGCCCACGTCGTGGCCGACGTGTGCGGCAGCTACCAGGAACGCACCATCTACCGGGACGAGGTGTGGGAGGCGGGTGCCCTGCCCATCCTGCACGAGTTCTGGCACACCAACGTGCTAGGCGGGGTGCCACCCGAAGTGGACTTCGCCCGGGACCGGATCCCAGACCTGAACCGGGTGTGGCAGCCCGTGCCCGGCAGCAGCCGCGAACCCACGGCGGAGGAACTGGCCATCGTGGAACGGCTGTGGCAGGTCGACGAGCAGTTGAAACCACTCACCACCAGCAAGGACCAGCTCCGCGTGGAACTGCGCACCGCGATGCGCACCGACCAGGCCCTGATCGACACGGACGGGCGGAAAGTCGCATGGCTGAACACCCGCGGAACCCTGTACACCGCACAACCAACCGAGGAGAACCAAGCATGACCGATGTTGTGGTCCGGCAGCCGCTGGACGAGAAGATCAACCTCGCCAAGTACCTGGCGGAGGCGAGCATCATCCCCGAGTCGTACCGCAAGCAGCCCGCCAACCTGCTCGTCGCGTTGGAGATGGCGGAAGCCCTGAACCTGCATCCCATGCAGGCCATCAACGGGATCACCGTCATCAAGGGGAAGATGTCCATGTCGGCGGAGCTGATGCGCACCCTGGTGCTGCGCGCCGGGCACCAGATCGACGTGGATGTGCTCACCGAGCAGGGCTGCCGGCTGCTGGTGGCCCGCCGGGAGCGGCCCGACAATGTGCAGGCGTTCGAGTTCACGATGGTGGACGCGCAGCACGCTGGGCTGGGTGGGCAGGAGAACTACAGGAAGCACCCGAAGGCGATGCTGCTGGCGCGTTGCACGAGCCTGGCGTGCCGGGCGGTGTTCCCCGATGCGATCGCAGGCGCCGGGTACACCCCCGATGAGCTGGCCGACCCCAGGCCGGCGGCGCAGGCCCGCCCGGTGGTGTCCACCGTGCACCTGGCGGCCGCCCCTGCCCGTCAGCCGCACCCGGACGTGCCCGGTGTCGAGGTGGACGACGACGGGGTCCTGTGGGACGACAGCGGCGACGCCGCGGCCCAGGGGGCGGAGGGCGAGTGAGCAAGCGGAAGGAAGTGGGCTCGAGCGCCCGGACCTTGGGGAAGCACATCTTGCTGGACAAGATCGTCGGGCGTGAGTCGGGAGTGTCATACGTCAAGGGGTGGCCTATGGCGGTCATCGACCTTACCGCAGGCGACGGCATCCCCACGATGGAGAGTGGCACGGCATCGCCGCTGATCATTCAGAAGCATCTGGATCATCCGAAGTTCGGCCCTCACCTCAGCGCACTTGCTGTGGAGCGCCATCCTGCAGTTGCCGACGTGCTGCGAGAACAGGTCACCTTCCCTGTCATCACAGGCGACGCACGCAGCCCCGAAGTGGTTCAGCGAATCGTGGGGGCGATCCCACCAAAGGGCTGCGCCCTCATCTACAACGACCCGAACGCTATCAGCGAGTTTGCGCTGACGCCCGACCTCCTCACTGCGGCGCCCCATACGACGACCCTGTCCACGTTGGGGTGTAACCCGAGTGGCCTGAAGCGCCTCGAACGGGATGTGCGCCTGGGCTGGTACGCCCACATTGAGACGGTCACCCGGCACCTTCCCCGTTACCACGATGTCGCGCTGGTGCGGCTCGAGAAGGACGATGCCCAGTGGGCTTACCTGGTCAGTGGCCCCCAGAAGTGGCGCGACAGGTACGACTGCGACTTCGCCAGCGCCTTCCGGCACTGGCCGAAGGGTTACGAGGTGGCGTGGCTGCGGCTGGACCGTAAGGGGTTTGACCGCATCGCCGACTACCTGTTCCTCACAGCGAAGGAGAACACCGCATGACCACTATCAGGGAGGCCCTCGACCTGTACGGCATCGACGGGGTGCATCCGGCCGCGGACCTGTTCCCGATGATGTCCGAGGAGGAACGCGCTGAGCTGGCTGCTGACGCGAACGCGAACGGCTGGATGGAGCGCGTCGTCATCACCGACGACAACCTGCTGCTCGACGGGCGGAACCGGCTCATCGCGTCGGTTGAGATCGACCTTACGGTCGGAGTGCGCCAGCTGCACGTCACCGACCCGGTCGCGTGGGTGCTGTCTGCCAACTTGCACCGACGCCACCTGACCGCCGCACAGAGGGCGAAGGTGGGGCTGGCGGTGGAGGCCCTGTACGCCGCCGAGGCCAAGGAACGGCAGCGGGCCTCTGGCGGTGGTACCGGCCGCGCCGGTGGGGGCACCAGAACGGTTCCGCTGAATTCAGCAGAACCGTTCGAGGACTCCCGTGCCCGTGCCGCCAAGGCCGTCGGCGTCGGCCACGACAGCATCTCCAAGGCCAAGAAGCTGGCCGCCGAGGCACCCGACCTCCTCGACGAGGCCGTCGAGGGGAAGCGGTCCCTGAACTCGGCCGTCAACGAGGCGAAGAAGCGGCCCAAGCCACCGGAGCCGAAGCCCAAGCCCACCCCCGTCATGCTCGACCTGTACACCCACGACGGGCGGAAGGTGCCCTACCCGAAGCCGCAGGGCAAGCCCACCTTCAACCCCACCAACGACCACATCTCGTGGGCCGCCTGGTCTTGGAACCCCGTCACCGGGTGCCTCCACGGCTGCGACTACTGCTACGCCCGGGACCTCGCAACCAAGAAGTCCTACGCCGCCGCATACCCGGTCGGGTTCACTCCGCTGTTCCACACCGAGCGGCTCGACGCCCCGAGCGACACCAAGGTGCCGAAGGAAGCCGCGGAGGACCCGCGCAAGCGGCGCGTGTTCGTCTGCTCGATGGCTGACCTGTTCGGGGCGTGGGTGCCGCAGGACTGGATCGACAAGGTGTACGCCAGCATGGCGGCGGCCCCGCAGTGGGAGTACCTGTGCCTCACCAAGTTCCCACAACGCTACAAGCGCGACGGTGTCCCGCCCCACCTGTGGGCCGGCGCATCCGTCGACACCCAGCGGCGAGTCGCCCTGACAGAGAAGGCCATGCGTGACGTTCCCGCCAAGGTCCGATGGCTGTCCGTAGAACCCATGGAGGAGCAGCTCACGTTCACCGACCTGACGTGGTGCGACTGGGTCGTCATCGGCTCGCGCACAGCCACCGCGCAACCCTCCGGGGCCGTGCCCGAGTTCGCCCCGCCGTTCGAGTGGGTCGTGGACCTCGTTGCACAGGCACGGGCCGCCGGGGCCGCCGTGTACCTGAAGCCCAACCTGCTCGGCAACACAGGGCCACAGTCACCGGGGATGGTCCTGCCGCAGGAGTTCCCACACCAATCCACCACCTGAGACGTCATGACCCCCCATCAGGTGACCCGCCGCCGTGACGGCACCTACAGCCGCGAATGGCAATGCTGCTGCGGCTGGGCCTCCGACGCCGACCAGCCCGGCGCCGCCATGGCCGCGATCCGCCACCAGGCTGCCGGCAGCCGGCCGGCGGGGGCCGCCCCCGATGGTGCTCAAGGGGCGGCCCCCACACCCGAGGAGGACTACGCCAACGCGGCCGCCGAGTGCGCGCAGCCGGTGACGTCGAACGCTTCCAGAATCTCCATGATCTCCCTGTCAGACTTCTTCACAGTCCCTCCGCTGGGCTTCGTCTCGTGCGTGGTCAGAGACCTCGAGACAAGCCCCGGAGGGACGCTTCGTTTCGGACCGACACGACGTGCCGACCCACCTGCGCAAAGGGAGATCAGTTGTCCGCAGAAAGGGAAGTGACGTGTCCGCCTACAGGGATCTTGGACTGTCCGCCGTCAATCGGCACGCCGCGAGCCGCCAACTGTTCCCGAGCCTCCGCCGCTTGGGCTGCAAGTTGGTCAGCTTGCTCCTGGTTGCGCATGTGCCTCTCGAGCTGTGTGACCAGCATGAACGTGGCTCCCAATGCCCAGATCCAGAGAGCCACTGGAACGCCGGCAGCGATCCCCCACAAGGCGCGTTGCCAATTCGCGGAGGAGCTCCCACTTTGCAGCGGCCAAGCTATCGCGACAACGATGGCAACCCCGCTTGCCATCAGAGAGATGAGAACTGACTGGCGAAACGGCACCACTACCCCTGGAACGCCGCCACGAGTCTCGCGAAGCAACGCTCGGTACGGCCCGCTCAGTGTGGACAGCAGGACTGGCAGAACGGCCAGTACCAAGGCCCCAAACGCCGCTGCGATACCAGCAACAGCCAGCAACACCGCCTGATACTCGGTGGCGAGGCTTTCGCTGCCAACAGCAACGAGCCCCGCCAGCAGCCCGGCGGAAACTCCCGTGAAGAAGTCGGGTGCCCAAAGCAGCGCCCCGAGTCGGCTGTGCTGCCAGTCGGACATGGGTCTAGTCTCCCGCAGGGGTCTGACTCGCGCCTAACGGGGACCCGAATCCGCCCACTTCACTGGCAGAACCCCCGAGCGATCGTTCTAGGAGAACCCATGTCGCAGCGCAGCGCCGACGCAAGGCATCGACCTACCCCAGGCACCCCCGCCCTGACCGGCGCCAAGTTGCCGGCAGTCCCTGACGCATCCCCGCCAGGCTTCGATACCGCCATCGCGCTGGTCACAGCTGCGTACAACCGTGACATGGCTGACGCCACAGACGAGTCCGACCTGAAGCGCGCCCATGACACGCTGCTTGAGCGTGATCAGAAGATTCGCAGGTTCTGCGATGAGCTTGTCAACAACAATCTGCGCGAGTCGCAGTTCATCATGCGGGTGCTGCGCGTCTACGGCCACAACCCAGAGGAGTAACCACCGGTGGTTGACTTCCGAGTCCGCGACACCATCCACGACCACCCCAAGATGCTCGGCATCCCACTCGCCGCCCTCGGCCTCTGGACCTACGCCGGAGCCTGGTCAGCCAAACACCTCACCGACGGGCTCATCCCCACCACCGCCATCAACCACCTCCCCAACTGGCGACGCCTATCCACCGAACTCGAAGACCGGCACCTGTGGGAACCCGTCAACGGCGGGTGGGCCATCGTCGACTGGGACCAGCACCAACGCACCCGCGCCCAAGTCGAAGCCGAACGCGCCGCCGGCCGCGAACGGCTCGCCCGCTACAACGCCCGCCGCAAGACAGGAGGCTAACGCCGTTGCTAACGCCGTTGCTAACGCCGTTAGCAACGCCGTCGCAAACGCGTTACTAACGACTATCCCTTCCCTTCCCTTCCCATCCCAACTACATGTGTGGTTCCGTTGAGTAGGTAGACGGTACGTGGCAGCACGCAAACCTGTGGACAGTGTGCATAACCGTTCGAACCAATCGAACACCCAGAGACTCCCGAGCCACAGCTACCAGGAGCACCGATGACCGAAGTAGGCAGGATGACAAGACTCCGGCACGGAGGAGGAACACCCATGAGCGTCTGGAAGTGCTGCGGCTGGTGCGACCGATGCAAGGGCGAACCGCGCGGCGTGTGCGCTGACTGCGGTCGGGAGGAGCAGCCGTGACCCTGCGACCCAAACCCGCACACCAACGCGACGAATGGCACCGCAACCCCCACCGCCGCACCAACGCCCGCAAAGCCCTCGGCCGCGCCACCACCTGGCCCACCACATGCCCCGGCTGCGGGCGCACCCTCAACCCCTTCGACGACTGGCACCTCGGCCACATCAAGGACCGAGCCACCCACCCCGAACTCATGTGGGACCCCAACAACCACCGCGTCGAATGCGCCGACTGCAACCGCAAAGCCGGCGGGCGCCTCGGCCGCGCCATCCAACTCGGCCAGGTCAGCACCCCACCCCGCCCAGGGGGGGGCCGTTCTCTGGAGGCCGCCCCTGCCAAGCAAGCGCCGGACCCGCCCCGCGTGATACCCCCCCAAACGCCCGAGAAGGCCCCTGTGAGCCACGGAACGCCGCTACCCGGACCTGAACCCCAGTGGGAGCCGGAATCGGCTCAGATCGCCGATTTGGACTGGCTGGCTGATCTGGCCGACGTGCCGGACGACGCGGCCCTGCCCAGGGCGATGTCCGCGCCGCACCCGGACGCGGCCGGGTCCCTCGGCGCCGAGTTCGAGGCGTGGGTGCTCGAGCGGACCGGTGTGCGGCTGCGGTGGTGGCAGCGCCTGGCGGCGCGGATGCAGTTGCAGGTCAACTCGGCCGGTGAGCTGCTGATCCGGGAGGTGGCGGAGTCGACACCGCGCCGGGCTGGGAAGAGCGTGCGCCTGCGGTCGATGGCGCTGTGGCGGATCGGGCAGGAGGACAGGTTCGGCGAGCAGCAGCTGGTGCTGCACACGGGCAAGGACCTGCCGATCTGCAAGGAGATCCACCGGCGGGCGTGGCCGTTGGCGGAGTCGTGGGGCTGGTCGGTGCGCCGGCAGAACGGCAACGAGGAGATCGAGACGGGGCAGGGGTCGCGGTGGATGGTGCGCGGCCGGGACAGCGTGTACGGCTACGACGTGACGTTGGGGATGGTGGACGAGTCGTGGGGTGTGCCGCCGGTGGTGGTCGATGAGGGGCTTGAGCCTGCGCTGCTGGAGCGGGTGCAGCCGCAGCTGGTGCTGACGTCGACGGCGCACAGGCGGGCCACGCCGCTGATGGTGGACAGGTTGAACGGGGCGCTGGCGGGGCTGGGTGTGGACTGCTCGACGTTGCTGCTGCTGTGGGGCGCTGGCCGGGATGCGCCGGTGGATGATCCGCGGGTGTGGCGGGCTGCGGCGCCGCACTGGTCGGAGCAGCGTGCGCGCATGTGCGCGGATCGGGTGGCGCGTGCGCTGCGGGGGGAGTCGTCGCCTGATGATGATGACCTGGACCCGGTGGAGGCGTTCCGGGCGCAGTACCTGAACGTGTGGCCGGACCTGGCGGCGCCGAGGTCGGAGGGTGTGCCGCTGCTCGAGGTTGGCGAGCTGGACAGGTGGGCTCGGCCGGGGGTCGCTGCGCAGCCTGCCGCGGTGGCGGTGGATTCGTGGTTCGGGGATGGGTTCGCGGTGGCGTTCGGGTGGCGGGTTGATGGGGGTCTGCTGGTGGGGGTGCGGCGGGCTGCGTCGATCGTGGACGCTGCGGGGATGGTGCGCGCGGCGGGTGGGGGGCCGCGGGTGCTGGTGGGCCGGCAGCATTCGGAGGATGCGGTGTGGTCGGGGCTGGGGGTGGAGCCGTTGCGGGTGTCGGGCCGGGTGGCGGCGTTCGGGTTGAGGGCGGCGTTCCGGGCGGGCGGGTTGTGGCATGACGGGGGTGGGCTGCTGTCGGGGCAGTTGGAGGGGCTGATGGTGGCGCGGGTTGATGGGGTGGATGGGCCCAGGCTGCTGCCGGGTGGGCGCACGGACGCGGTGCGTGCGGTGTTCGGGGTGGTGCAGGCCGCGGCCGCGCCGGACGTGGGCGCGCCGGGGTGGTTCTCGGCGGGCGGGGGGCGCGCATGATAGACCCTCGGCGGGCTGGTGCGCTACCGTTGGGGTGTGCCGGTGACTCGGGGTGATGTGCTGCGCAGGTTGCGGTCGAGGCGCGGCATTCCCGCCCCGACGATGTGGGCTGGCTCGTCGGGGATCGGTGATCGCCGGTCGTGGGCGTGGCTGACTGGTGAGACGCTGCCGCCGGCGGCGGCACCGGCGACCCGGGATGAGGCCCTGTCGCTGCCGGCGTTCGGCCGGGGGGTGGAGCTGATCGCATCCCGCTGCGCGTCGACACCGCTGGTGGCGGTCCGCTGGGATCGCCAGACCAGGGTGGATGTGGAGCTGGAGGACCAGCCGACGGTGTTGACGCAGCCGGACCCGCTGTCGACGGCGTGGCATTGGCGGTTCGCGGCGGTCAAGGACCTGGTCGAGGCTGGGAACCATGTGGCGCTGCTGGGGGATGTGGATTGGCGCACCGGGCGGCCGGGGTGGCTGGTGCCGCTGCCGGTGGAGCATGTGGCGCTGGTGACGGACCCGTCACGGCCGGGGTGGTGGGCGTTCGCCCTGGGCGGGTGGGTGCTGGACCGCGACGATGTGCTGCACATCAGCGCGGGGAACCGGTCGGGTGAGGTGCTGGGGCAGGGGGTGATCTCGCAGTACCGGTGGCGGCTGGGTGAGCAGCTGACGGCGGAGCAGTGGGCCGGCAGGTACCTGCATGGTGGTGGGCTGCCGCCGGCTGTGATCACCGCCCCGCAGCTGGTGACCGATGAGCAGCTGGCGGAGTTCCGGGACCGGTGGCGGGGCATGGTGGAGACCGGTGAGGCGACGATCATCCCGAACGGTGCGCAGGTGGTGCCGCTGCAGTCGGATGCGCAGCGCCAGCAGCTGGTGGAGGCCCGGCAGTGGAACGCGTTGACGGCTGCGATCATCCTGGGGGTGCCGCCGCACAAGCTGGGCCTGCCGTCCGCGGGGCCGATGCCGTACACGAACATGCAGGAGGCGGACATCCAGTTCGACCGGGATGTGCTGGCCCGCTGGCTGGACCCGATCACGGCGACGATCTCGCAGTGGCTGCTGCCGTTGGGTGTGTCGGCGCGCGCTGATTTCACGGCCCGGCTGCGCACGGACACGCGGACGCAGGCTGAGGTTGCGACGATGCTGTCGGGTGGGGCGGTGCTGACCCGGGATGAGGCCAGGCAGATGTACGGGCGGGGACCGTGGCCGGAGCCCGACCCGCAGCCTGTGCCGGTCGCGGCGGGGCAGGAACCTGCCGCGTCACTGAGTGACGGCGAGGAGGTGCCGGGGTGATGGACCTGGCGGGCATGCTGGAGCGGGCGTACATGCTCGACGACGTCGATGTGGACGAGTCGGGGCGGCGGGTGCTGGTGCGGGCGGTGCCCTACGGGCGGGCGTCGCTGGTGGTGGACGCCTCCGACGAGCCGGCCCGGGGCCGGTCGACCCGCCCGTACCGGGAGGGCTGGGAGCTGGGCGTGTTCAAGCGGGCCGCGCGGGCGCCGCACCGGGTGCCGTTCGTGGTGGGGGTCGCGGGCGGGCATGAGGCGCGCAGCGCGAACCCGTGGTCCGATGTGGGCCGGGCTGCGAGCCTCGACGAGCGGGATGATGGCCTGTACGCGGAGCTGCTGGTGGACCGGTCGCCGTTCGGTGATGCGACGCTGGCGAAGATCGACTCGGGGCAGTGGCGGGGCATCAGCGTGGGGGCGGTTGCGCGCACGTTCCGCGATGAGGGCGACCCGCACCATGGTGGGGTGCGGTGGCGCACCCGCGCGGACCTGGATCACATCCTGTTGACCGAGCAGCCGGCGTTCCCCGACGCGCAGGTCCTGGCGGTGAGGGAGGCGCCGGAGGTGACACGCCTCGAGGTGTGGCGGGCGAAGTACCCGCGCCGCGCCGGGTAGGCTGCCGGCACCTCCTTCGGTTCGTGGACGGCCCCGGGTGCGCCCGGTGGTACTGTGGTTGCAGCGCGTGACACCTCCCGCCCGCCGGCGGCACCCCACCCCACGTGGGTGGCACCCCGCCGGGACTGGTGCAGGACACCTCCGTGGAACCCCACCAGGACCTACGGAAGGTGCCCATCATGGGTGTGTACCTGGAGCGGCTCCGCTCCGAGTTCGATGAGATCACCGACAGCATCGACAGTGTCCTTGAGCGTGCCGCGGAGGCTGGCCGGGACCTGACCGATGAGGAGAACGCGCAGATCGAGCGTGAGGATGCGCGCCGCGACCATCTGCAGAAGGCGATCGACACGCAGGCTGCGCTGCTCGACCGGTCGGCGAAGGTGTCAGCCAGGCTCGACGGGATGCGGACGCCAGCACCCCGCAGCCGTGTGGACACGGGTGCCCAGCCGGAGCCGCAGTTCGACCTGGCCCGTGAGATCCCCTCGCCGGGGGCGTGGGCGTCGATGATGAACCGGGTGTGGGTGCGCAAGGACCCGGCCGCGGTGGCGCTGCTGGAGCGGGCCACCGCCCACCAGACCACCGCGGACAACCCGGGCCTGATCCCCTACCCGCTGGTCGGGCCGCTGGTCGACCGGATGCGGGAGAAGCGGCCGCTGATCATGTCGCTGGGCGGGTCGAAGCAGGCGCCGGCCCCCAAGTTCGACCGGCCCGTCGTCACCCAGCAGGTCGACGTGGGTGTGCAGGCCAACGAGAAGGACCTGACCGCGTCGCGGAAGATGCTCGTCGACACGGTGTCGGTCACCCTCGCCACCTACGCCGGGCATGTGAACCTGTCCCGGCAGGACCTGCGCTGGTCGTCGCCGAGCCTGCTGGACATCATCTACGGCTCGTTCGTGAAGGTGTACGCCCGCCGCTCCGACAAGGCCGCCTGCGCCCAGTTCAGTGCCGCGGTCACCCAGACCGACTCCCTCGTCGGCCTCACCCAGGGTGATGTGGACGATGTGCTCGGCACGACCGGGTCGACCGTCTCCGGCGCCGACGGGGACAACGGGGAGCTGAACCACGCGTGGATGTCCCGCGACGTGGCCGTCGACCTGGCGAAGCTGCGCAACGCCACCACCGGGAACAAGCTGTACAACATCCCCCTGGTGAACGGCACGTCCGGCGACCTCGACGGGCTCGCGGTCACCATCGACGACCGGTTCGCGCCGGGCACCCTGATCCTCGGCGACGACACCCTGGTGGAGCACTGGGAGGACCTGGAGGGGTTCCTGTCGGTGGCGGAGCCGGACGTGCTCGGGCAGATGGTCGGCTACGCCGGCTACGCGTCCCTGTGCGTGGTCGACCCGACCGGGTTCGTCAAGGTCACGGTCCCTTAGGCGGGTTCCGGTCGGATGAGCCTGCCCCCGACCCCGACCAGGTGACGGTCGACGTCGGGGGGCCCGGAACCCCCACACAGGCTGACGAGGAGGCGTGATGGCTGGGCTGCCCCCCACCGTCGCGGAGTTCAAGGCGTGGCTGCGGGTGGATCCCGCGGACATGATCGACGACGTCGCGATCGGTGAGGGGCTGGCCGCCGCCGAGCATCAGCAGACCCTGCTGCTGAACATGCCCGCCGGGTGGACGGCGGACCTGCACCTGGCGTGCATGCTGCGCTGCGCCCGCTACCTGGCCCGCCGGAACAGCCCCGAAGGCCTGGTCGGGTTCGCCGACTTCGGCCCGGCCCGGATCACCGCCGTGGACCGGGACGTGACCGCGTTGGAGGCACCGTACGTGAAGGTCCTCGTCGGATGAGGACGTCCACCGAACTTGCGCAGGGCATCGCCGACGCGCTGGCCCCGATCGTCGGGGTGCGGGTGTGGACGTTCGCGTCGGACACGGTCCTGCCCCCCGCGGTTGTCGTCGAGAGGCCCACGATCACATGGACAGGTGCGGACGTCACGTTCGGGCAGGCCCACTGGGACTGGCCGCTGACAGTGGTCGTGACCCGTTCCCATGACAAGACAGCGCACGACGAGCTCGACCGGATCGTCACCGCGGTAGCCGACCACCTCGGTGACGACCCGACCCTCGGGGGGGTCGCACAGTTCGCGGTCCTGCAGTCCGCGGAACCGGTCACCGTCACCACCGGCGGGCAGGAGCTGCCCGCCTACCAGCTCACCCTCGCCATGATCGCCTAGGAAGGGGCACACCGTGACCGTCAAGCTGATCAAGACCCTGAAGCTGACCCTCGACACGCATTCGATCGAATGCCAGCTCGACAAGTGCGAGCTGGTCGACGAGCCGGAGACCGAGGAGGTGACCACGTTCTGCGACACGGAAACCACCTCCACCCCCAACTACAAGCTGAACCTTGGCGGGTTCCAGGACTGGGGCACCGTGGAGGGCGTGTGCGACATGATCCACGCCGCGTACATCGCCGACCCGGTCGACGAGATCGCGTTCGTCGTCACCGTCGGCAGCAAGACCCGCACCGGGTCGTGCAAGCCGGTCGCGGATGTGCCGTTCGGCGGTGAGGCCGGGTCCCCGCTGAAGTTCGAGGTCACCCTGGATGTGGTCGGCACCCCAGTCGATGGGACCGCCGCGTAGCAGGTCCACAAGCTGGGGGAGGGTGGCCTGACCCTCACCCTCCCCCACCCGAGGGTCAGGAGAAACGATGAGGGCGGACAGGTACGACGTTCACCTGCCGGACGGCACGGTGCAGCAGGTCACCGTCGACGGGCGGGACTACGTGTTCTACGAGCGGGAGTCCGGCGAGTCGTCGCTGGACCTTGATGGGCGGCGGATGGACGCCTGGTACCAGGTGGTGTGCGCGGCGATGCGCAGGCAGGGCCTGTGGCAGGGCAGCCCGGACGAGTTCTACGAGCAGGTCGAGTTCGTCATCCCTGTCGCTGGTGGGGATGAGCCGGCGGACCCTACTACCCCCCCGGGGGTGTAGGGGAGTTGTGTGTCGCGCTGGCGGTCCGCACCGGCATCCCGCCGGGGGTGTGGGAGGCGGACTCGGCGGCGATGTGGACGGCGGCGCGGATCCTGGGATGGACGGAGGTCGACGGTGGCTGACTTCAGCGGCAGGGTGGTGTCCAACGACCTGCGGCAGGCGATGAACGGGCTTGCGTCGATCGACAAGAAGTGGGCGCAGGAGTGGGCCCGCCGGGCGAAGACGATGATCGCGGAGCCGATGGCTGAGGATGCGCGCCGGGGTGCGCCCAGGGGGCGGAAGGGTGATGCGGCGGGCCGGTCGATCGTGGCTGGTGGTGGCCGTGTGCCGGTGATCATCGCCGGTAAGGGGTCGTGGCCCGGTGATCACGGTCATCCGTGGCAGCCGTTCTTCGCGATGGAGTTCGGCATGTCCCGCGGCCGGTTCACGACGTACACGCGGCGTCGGCGGCGTGGTGGTGGTGTGGTGGTGGTGCGCCGCCGGGTGCGGACGTGGGCGATCCCGGCGAACCGGGGCCGTGACGGGTTGTGGCTGGGGCCGCGGATGCGGGTCCTGGCACCGGAGTACCGGCACAAGGTGATGGACCTGGTGGACGAGTTCCTCGCCGAGGTGCTGCCATGACCCAGCCGAAGCCGATCCGGTACACGATTGATGGTGATGCGCGCGGGTTCAAGGCCGCGACGAAGCGGGCCGCCGCAGACCTGGGTGCGTTGGGGCGGAAGGCGCGGGCCACGGACCGGGCCCTGGACATGACGGCGAACGTTGATGTCGACGATTCGGCGTTGGGCCGGTTGAAGGCCCGGATGCTGGCGCAGCGCGCCGAGCTGGAACGCGACATCGAGACGAACGTCGACATCGATGCGGGTGCGGCGTTGGCGGAGCTGCGTGCGATCGAGCGGCGCATCCGTTCGATCGACCGGATGCGCGCCAACGTGGACGTCGATGTGGACACGAAGGGCGGCATGGGCCGCGGGGTGATGAAGGGCCTCGCCGGCCTGTCGAGCATCGTGCAGGACGGGGTCGGCAACGCGATCCAGCAGGGCGTGAAGGCAGCATCGGCGAACCCGTACGTGGGTGCGGGGATCGGTGCGGGGATCGTCGCCGCCGCCGCCGCAGCAGCACCGGTGATCATCTCCGGGGTCGGTGCAAGTGTGGGTGCGGCCGTGTCGAAGGGCCTGTTCGACGCGGGGAAGGGCCTGCTCGAGGGCTACGACGCGATCGAGAAGTCGAACAAGCGCGCCGGGATCGTGTTCGGCGACCAGCTGTCGATCATGCAGGACTGGGCGTCGGGCCTGTCGACGGATGTGGGACTGGGCCGGCAGGAGATCGTCACCGCCGCATCAAGCATCCAGGACCTGCTCGTGCCCCGCGGGTTCTCACGCGGCAAGGCAGCGGAGATCACCCGCGGCGTGTACGAGCGGGGCGCGGCGATCGCCGAGTTCGCGGGCCGGGACACGACCGAAGGCATCGACGCGGTGACGAAGGCGCTGCTCGGGCAGGGCAAGTCGCTGACGATGATGGGTGTCGAGATCCGCAAGGCTGATGTGAAGAAGTGGGTGAAGGAGAACGCCGACGAGGTCCAGGGCCTCAACGAGAAGCAGGCCGAGGTGGTTGCCACCCTGGCGCTGATCGAGGCGAACAGCGGCGACGCGTGGACGGCGTTCAAGAACGGCGGCGGTTCCGCCGACGCGATGCTCGACCAGCTCGGCGCGACGATGGCGAACTTGAAGACCGACGCGATCGAGGGGTTCGGCCGGATCTTCGTCGGGGTCCTCGACAGCATCCGCGCCAACCTGAACCTCGACTTCCCCGAGGGCGGGTTGAAGCAGTGGATCGCCGACAACGAGACGTCGATCCGCAACTTCTTCCTCAACGTCGTGTCCGCGGGGGTCAGCGCCGCGATCGGGACGCTGCAGTTCGCGAAGGCACTGGTGCAGCTGGTCGACCCGGCGTTGATGGCGGGGCAGGCGGTGCTGCTGTTCGCCGAATACCTGCTGAACATGGCGAGAATCGTGACACTGCCGCTGCAGCTGGTGTCCGGCACGGTGCGGGACTTCTTCACCGACGCGCAGGCCGGTCTGGACAGTGCGCAGGGCAGCCTCGGGGCGTTCCGGGCGGCGTGGGGTGATGTGGGCCCGGCGATCACCGGCGGCCTCGACTCGGGCATCACCGCGCTGACCGGGCTGCAGGGCGCTGTGGATGCGACGAAGGCGGAGCTGGAAGGGCTGGGCAGCGTCAACATCGGCCAGGACTTCCTCGGCGCCGACCCGACCAGGCTGATCCGGGCCGTAGGCGCGGACAAGCCGATCACCGTGAAGGTCAACGCCGACACTGCCAGCGTCACAGGGGCGATGGCCAGCATCCCCACGGCGAAGCAGGTGAAGGTGGAGGCCCAGCCCGCGGGGTTCCAGCCGGTCAACGCCCAGCTCAACGACTGGGGCAAGCAACGCCAGGCGCATGTGCAGGCCATGACATCAGGGTTCGCGGAGGTGAACCGGCAGCTCGCGGACTGGGGGCGGCAACGCTACGTGCACGTGCAGGCGTTGACGTCCGGGTTCGCCGCGATCAACGCGCAGATCTCCAGCTGGGAGGACCGCATCCACCACATCTACGTGGTGCGCCACGAGTCCGCGGAGAAGACCAGCATCCCCGCTGGGGGCTTGCCGATGCCCGGGCCGGTGGTGTCCCGCGACGCGTACATGGGGGTCCTCCCCGCGCCGGTCACCGGGTACGCGGCGTCCACCACGATCAGCGGCCGCGGCACCGATGAGCATCACCTGCCCGGGTCTGGGAGGACCCGGCATGTTGAACCGGCCCCGCGGCCTGCCACCACCCAGGTGAACGTGTACCTGGATGGCCGGCAGATCGCCGCCCACATCGCCACCGGCCGCGGCACCAGGAGGGCATGATGGCGGTCACGATCACCATCCGCTCGGTCAACTCCGAGGGGTTCATGGCCACCTTCAACGTGGCCGGGCTGTCCACCACGAAAGCCTACGACGTGATGCGCGTCGTCGAACCGAACCCGGACTCCGAGACGATGCCCCCGGTCCGCGACAACGAGCGGAAGTACCAGATCGTCGCCCACCGGCTCAACTGGGTGCCCGGCGCGGGCAGCATCATCATCCGCGACTACGAGGCGTCGCTGCGCCCATACCGGCTGGCCATCTACGACTCCGCCGAGCAAACCCCCGCGGACTGGGACTTCACCTACGGCCCCTACGCGGGGCCCGCGCCGCTGGCGGTGTCACCGGTGGTCACCATCCCCCCCCCCGAGTGCGGGGCGCTGCTGCGGTCCACCGTGCAGCCGGCGTTCTGGGTGCCGGTGAAGGTCGCCGACGTGCAGCAGCTCACCTACCCGGCCCGCGCCGCCCAGCACAAGATCATCGGCAACCGGTTCCCCGTGTTCATCAACGACCGGCGCGAGGGCCGCACCATCGACCGGATCACCCTGTACACCGACAGCCTGACCAACAGCCTGGACCTGCACCAGATGCTGATCCCTGAGACGGGCCGCATCTACCCGCTGTGGCTGCGGACCTCCGACTCGGACTGGATGCTGCTGTCCGACATGTGCTTCATCCCCGGCGACATCGAGGTCGAGCCGGTGTCCAAGGCCACACCGTGGCGCAAGTGGTTCCACCTGCAGACCACCGAGATCGACCCCCGCTCCCTGGTGCCCCGACGCGACCAGGACGGGTCCACCGCCAGCCCCCCCGACGCGGTCATCACCTACGACCGGCTCACGGGGCGGCAGCCGTTGAAGGTCAACTTCTCCGGCTCCTCCAGCACCGGCACGATCACCTCCTGGCGGTGGGACTTCAACACCGCAGGATCCGCCTACGGCACGTCCACGAAGGCCAACCCGCCGCCGATCACCTACCGGAGGAAGGGCACCTACACGGTGAAGCTGACAGTGACCGGCCCCCTCGGCTCGGACGTGACCACCCGGAAGGTGGAGGTCCGCTGATGCCCCACGGTGTTGTCGACCAGGCGTTCAAGGACCGCTGCTGCGAGTCGCACACCCGCATGTTCCGGGTCCGCTCCTACCGGTGGGATGCGGGCACCGGGCAGAACCAGCACATGGGCCTGACACTGCCCGGCGGGAAGGTCGTGTACGACATCCCGATCAGCGGCGGTGAGATCACGTTGGACTCGACCGACCCGCACCGGCGCAGGGTGCGCCTGTCGATCCCCGGTGAGGAATGGATCCCCGACGGCCCCGACCACCCCCTGGCGCCGTTCGGCCAGTACCTGGGCATCTGGGTGCGGATCGACATGCCCGACGCGTCATGGTCGGACTGGGTGAAGCTCGGCGAGTTCCCGCTCGTGTCCCACGAGGTGGTCCGCCCCGAGGGCCTGTCCGAGGTGCAGGCCGTTGACTGGTCGCATCGGGTCAACGAGTACGGGTTCGTGCACAACCATTCGTGGAAGGGCCGCTCCCGGGTGGAGGCCATCAAGCAGGTGGTGGATGAGGCGCTGCCCAACCGGGTGTACGCGGTGCACAACTCGGCGAACGCGGCGAAGAACCTGAACGAGGAGCAGGGGCAGATCACGGCCGGCACCGGTCGGTGGGACTTCGTCGACCACGTGTGCGAGCTGACCGCGCTGGAGGCGTTCTTCGACCGCAACGGGGACCTGGTGATCCGCAACGAGATCGTCGACTATGAGGGGTATGTGCCCGGTGCGGGTGCCGACATCGGCAGCGAGGCGAACCCTGTCGCCCACCTGGTGGAAGGCCCGCGTGGGTCGATCATCGGTGTCACCCCATCGGTGACGCGGGAGAACGCCGCGAACGGGGTGTTCGTCACGGTGAAGCCGACGCAGACGGGGAAAGGCAGCGCGTTCAAGCCGCAAGTCGTCAACGCGAAGACCCATTCCGGCCCTGCCATGTACGGGGACCAGTTCGGGCGGATCACGCTGCACCGCACCAGCGAGGTGCAGAAGATCACCTCGGAGAACATGGAGTCGCAGCGTCGCCACGCCGCCGCGCTGCTCACGAAACGTCAGGGCGTGATCCGCAGGCTGCGGATCGACGCGTTGCCGCTGTGGTGGCTGGACCCCGATGACCGGATCAACATCACATGGCGGCAGCGGATGCCCGACAACACCGAACGGGTCCGCACCGAAACCCACTACGTGGAGTCGTTGACGTTGCCGATCGAACCGGACGGCGTGATGCGGCTGGTCACCAGGCAGGTCGCTGTCGTGGTCCTGTCGGAGCCGTGGACCCCCGAACCGGAACCGAACCCGGACTACACGCCACCGCCGCCGGAGGAACTGCCCGACCCCGGTGCCCCACCGGCGGAGGCCCCGTACCTGCCGTCACCGCCTCCGGTGGTTGTTCCCCCGCCGGACCCGGCGGTCCTCACCCGATGGAAGAACCGCCTCTCGGAGAACCCGTCCACCCTGGCGACGTTCCGCTCCTACGGGAAGGTCACCCACATCAGCGACGGGGACACGGTCGACGTGGACTTCTACTCGGATGCGGCGTGCACGAAACGCACCTCGCAGAAGCACCCGGACGGCACCAGCCACACATCGGGGCGGATCCGGTTCATCGGCATCCAGGCCCCCGAATCGTCGTGGCACTGGGGCGCATCGTCTGAGGCGTCGCTGCGGTCGGTGATCCCCGTCGGCACCCGGGTGCAGCTGCGCAGCGACTCGAACATGGACCTGTCCACGAGCAGCACCCGTCGGTATGCGCGGGAAGTGTTCAAGGTCAACGCGGATGGCAGCCGTGGGGAGAACATCTGCCTGCACCAGATCGACGACGGGTGGGCGTTCGCGTTCCCCCTCGCCAAGGAGCCTCGGAACGCGATGAACCGCATCGCGCACATGGCGATCGCAGCCTGGTACGGGAAGGGCATGTTCTCCCAGCGCAGCCCCCACTACGGGAAGGTCCACATCGTCAACATCATGAACAACCCGGCAGGGTCGGACACGGCGAAGTACGAGTGGACCGACATCCGCAACACGACGGGCGCACCGGTCGACATCACGGGTTGGCATTTCGGTGATCCCAGCCCCTACGAGACGATCGCGTTCCCCGCCGGGTCGGTCCTCGCCGCCGGGCAGACAGCCCGGGTGTATGTGGGGAAGGGCACGAACAACCCGGCCGCCGGCAAGTACTACATGCAGTCGTCGGACACGATCTGGAACAACAGCACCGGGGATGTGGCGATCCTGCATGACACGGGCTGGCTGGTCGCAGACCTGGCGTATGTGGGGTCGGCCGGGACGGAACGGATCCCCGTGAACGCTGCCGTGTCGGCGGTGGCGGACGGTCGGGTGCAGGTGCTGGAGTTCCCGGGGGTGGGTGGTTGACATGCCGGACACGTTCCCGAGGAACCAGCCGCTGACGTCGGCGCCGCTGCCCGCGGAGGTGCTGCACGTCGACCTGGTGCAGGGCACGTGCACGGTGTCGATCGGCGGGCAGGTGGTCGACAACGTCACCTGGTATGGGAAGACCCCGGTGGAGGGCGCCACGGTGCTGTGCACCGACACCGGCGGCAGGCTCGTCATCGGCATGACCGACCCGGACCTCAACCACGACCACGACAGCGTGTACGTCAACGTCGCCGGTGACACGATGACCGGGGAGCTGATCCTCCCCGGCGACCCGACCACCGGCCTGGCCGCCGCCACCGTCAACTGGACGCGCAGCAAGAACGAGAACCCGATGCTGTCCGGGCCGCACGGGGTCCACGATTCCTACCAGCACGTCGATACCGTCGCAGGTAGCGGGGTGCAGGTGTTCGACCCGTGCCTGCACCACAGCAGCACCGTCCCCGGCATCACCCGCGTCGCGATCGGCTGCTACAGCCACATCGGCGCCATCGGCGCGTACTCCAGGGCAAGCCTGAGCCTGTTCATGCACCTGTACGGCAGGTGGCACGACGGGCACCCATTCACCTGGGCGAACAACCTGCGCTCCGTCAACGCACGCAACACACTCGTCAAGGGCGGACCTGACTACAACTACATGAGCCACATGATCGAAGGGTTCTTCGTGAACCGGCCCGAGCAGCGATGCTCCCTCGGCCTCGGCGCGAACATCGACGCCCCCTACGAAGGGAACGCAGCCGCCTACGTCGGGTACATGCGGATCAGCTGCCTGGTCCTCCCCAACGGCACCCTCGACGCAGGCGACTACCCCTCATGGGGTGCCCCGTGACCACACACCACAAGCGGCTGGCACTGGTCGAGATCGAAACCGCACTCACAGAGGAGCCGCCACCGTCGCCGACGTGGTCCGCATCACCCTCGACCTGCTCACCCACCTCGGAATCATCACCCCCGACCA